GAGGAGTTCATCTCCGAGGGTGCTCTCGGACAAGAAGGCTATCTCATTGATCGCGGACTCATCCCTCTCCGTGAAGACGAGTTAAAGAAGGCCATCGAGGTAGCCAAGAACCTCTAATTCTAGCGATTTCTATGAAAAGAGGGGGTTAGCGCCCCCTCTTTTTTGTTTACTCTTTTGTCTTACGCGTGTATAATGCAGCTAATCGATGAAAGGATTATGCTATGAATGAGTATGTGCCAGACACTTGGTCGGTATTCAAGATAACTAACGAAGGCGAGACTTTTTACAAGATCCTGGGTGGCTGGTATGGCGGTTATGTAAACGGTGACAGCTGGCGCGTGAACAGTGGTATCGAGAGAGTGGAATTATTAGATGGTCAGTATCATTTCCACGGTTTCTCCGGATCTGTATACAAGTGCTCTCCAGACTCCTACGGCATGAGGCGCCCCACGATCGACATCTGGTCTACCATGAAAGATAGATTTCCTGATCAAGTCGAGCTCCTCGAGGACTGTGACTGGTCTCAATTCGATTTCGGAGTCAAGCGATGAAGCTACCCTACACTATGTTCGGAAAGACGATAGACATACCCGTTGTCACCTACACTGACAACAAGCTCGACGATCCTCCTAAGTCCACGTGGGACAGAGAGATGTGGATACAGCGAGAAGAGGACTGGTACGGCCTTCCGACTAAGGGAACTGTTCGAGTAGTCGAGAGGAGCGTCTGGCTCAAGTACAACACCGAGCCCTACAAGAAGCCGGAGGCTAAGTCGACTCCGAATGCCTATCGCCCGCTCTACAGTGAGTATTATACCGTCGGTTATATTCTTCGATACGAGAAGAACGTCTACGACATGACAGAGCAGGAGTTTCAGACTCTCTGCATGATTAACTCAAACGGTAGTATGAATCCCAAGAGAGCAGTCGAGATCTTAAGACTATTGAAAGAGGAAGCAGGGCTATGAAGTACTACTTGCTATTATTCTGTTTCATTATATTGATGTCTGGTATAGTATATCTAGAGGTCATGACATGGAGAGAGTGTCTCGCTGACAACTCTTGGTTCTACTGTCTGCGCACCATCAATAATTAGGAGAAGTGATGAAGTTCTACACGTCCTTTAAGAGACACAAGGGCTACGTGCTCCTACGTGGCTACGAGTTCGGCAATCGAGTCCAGAAGAAGATTCACTACGAGCCGACTCTCTACGTCTCCACGACTTCTGGAGTCAAGAAAGATAGTGGCTATCGAACTCTGGATGGAACACCGGTCGCAGAGTACAAGCTCGACAATATGTGGGAAGGCAAGCAGTTCCTCGAGAAGTACTCAGGAGTCGAAGGCATCTCCGTGCACGGGTCCACTAACTACGAGTATGCTTGTATCAATGAGCTCTACGCCGGTCAGATCGAGTACGACCCCACGCTGCTTGCCGTGGTCACTCTCGACATCGAGACCGACTCGTCCTCGGGATTCCCTAATATCCAGACCGCCGACAAGGCAGTCACCGCCATCACTCTCAAGCGTGGCAACAGGATCGCGTCTATCGGCATGAAGGACTACAGGCCACACCTCGAGAACGTGGAGTACTACAAGTGTGAGAACGAGCACTCGCTACTCGAGAAGTTCCTCGAGTTGTGGGACTCTCGGTACTTCTCTCCCGACATCCTGACAGGTTGGAACATCGAGTTCTTCGACCTGCCTTACCTCGTCAACAGGATCACTCGCCTGTTCAGCGAGGACCAGGCCAAGCGCCTCTCGCCGTGGAAGTTGTTGGACACCAGGAACATCGAGGTCAAGGGCAGGGAGCAGCAGGTGTTCATACCGGCAGGCATCGCCGTGCTCGACTACATGCGACTCTACAAGAAGTTCAGCTTCAGCAATCAGGAGTCCTACGCACTCAACTACATCGCTGAGAAGGACCTAGGCGAGAAGAAGCTCGACTACTCCGAGTACGGCAGCCTCGACGAGCTCTACAAGAAGAACTTCCAGAAGTTCATGGAGTACAACATCCACGACGTGAACCTCGTCGCCAGGCTCGAGGACAAGCATCGCTTCATCGAGCAGGTCATGGCCATCGCCTACGACGCGAAGGTCAACTTCGAGGACTGCTTCACCACGGTGAAGATGTGGGACACTATCATCCACAACTACCTGCTGGAGCAGAAGATCGTGGTGCCACACTTCGAGACCTCCAAGACCTACTTCGACATCATCGGCGGGTACGTCAAGGAGCCTAAGCCAGGCATGTACGACTGGGTAGTATCCTTCGACCTCACGTCTCTGTATCCTCACCTCATCATGCAGTACAACATCTCGCCAGAGACGTATCACGGCAAGGTGCCGGATCCTTATGAAGACGATCGAGCTCCTACTGGCTACCTCTATGAGAAGTACGCCGACTACATGAAGACTAATAACGTCACTATCACGCCGAACGGGTGCATCTACTCTCGTGAGAAGCAGGGGTTCTTGCCTGCTCTCATGGAGAAGATGTTCGACGATCGAGCCAGGTACAAGAAGCTCATGCTCGATGCCAAGAAGAAGTTCGAGGAGACGAAGGATCCTGAGTGGGGTAAGAAGATCTCGGCCTATCACAACCTCCAGCTGGCCAAGAAGATCCAACTCAACTCGGCCTATGGCGCCTTGGGTAACATCTACTTCCGCTGGTTCTCGGCCGATAACGCCGAGGCTATCACGACGTCTGGTCGCCTCTCCATTCGGTGGGTGGAGAACAAGATGAATGACTTCCTAAATAGGTTGCTCAAGACCGAGGGAGACGACTATGTCATCGCGTGCGATACTGACTCGATGTATGTTAACTTTGATAAGCTGGTCCGTCACTCTTTTGGAGGCAAACCTGAACCTTCAAAGGCGAATAGAGTCGTCGAGTTCCTGGACACTGCCTGTACTACTAGAATTGAACCGTATATTGCTTCGTGCTACGACGATCTCGCTGGAATTACTAATGCGTATCAACAAAAGATGCACATGAAGCGAGAGGCCATCGCCGACAAGGGCGTATGGACTGGTAAGAAGCACTACGTCATGCACGTCTACAACGAGGAGGGCGTGTCATACTCCACTCCTAAGATGAAGATGGTTGGCATCGAGGCAGTCAGGTCCTCGACTCCCAAGGTGTGCCGCGAGAGCATTAAGAAGGCCATTCAGATCTTGATGACCGAGGGTAGAGACTCCTTGATAGAATTCATCGACGAGTTCGAGAAGAAGTTCCGCCAGATGTCTTTCGAGGAGGTCGCCTTCCCTCGTGGTCTGAAGGGGCTAGGAGACTACAGAGACAACTCGGCCGCCATCTACAAGAAGGGCACGCCGATACAGGTTCGAGGTGCTCTGCTCTACAATCATCACGTCAAGATGAAGAGCCTCGAGAACAAGTATCAGATGCTCGGCGATGGAGACAAGATCAAGTTCTGCTACTTGAAGAAGCCCAACCCGATCCATGAGAACGTCATATCCTGTCCTTCCGAGCTGCCCAAGGAGTTCGGCCTGGAGAGATACATAGACTACGACACTCAGTTCGAGAAGGCCTTCCTCGATCCAATCAAGTCCATCACGGACGTCTTGCGATGGGACTTAACCAACTCAGCTACTCTGGAGGACTTCTTTGGCGGCGTATGATTATGGTGGCGGATGCCCTTGTGGATTGTACTATGAGTGTCCTCCAGGATGTCGGAATTACATTCCTAAAAAGGAAACACATAAAATGAGTAATAAGCCTAACACTCACATCGATGATAGTTTCGACTTCGGATTCTCTGCGGTCAATGAGAACGAGCTCAGTTCCATGAAGGAGCTCGAGGCGAAGGCTCAATCGCTGGCTCAGCAGGCCGCGGCTAACGAGCAGTTAGGAGTCGCGGTCAACGAGAAGCTCAAGAAGATGTACAACATGATCGTACCTCTACTCGACAATCTCGCCAAGGATCCTGATAAGGGCTACATCTATTGGCCAGATCGGCAGAAGAAGCTGGCTCAATTCAAGCAGAAGCTAAAGGACGTCATAGACACTTGATAAACTTCCTCGCACTACTCTCAGCGCTCGCGATCTCAGTGGTCGCGGGCTACTTCTCTATCATAGGTCTGACGGTGATATTCGCCGGAGCCTTCTGGCCCGTCATCATCATGGGATCCGTGTTAGAGATAGGAAAGTTGGTCACTGCTTCCTGGCTCTACAGGAACTGGCACCTGACGTCTCGCTTAATTAGAGCGTACTTGACTACTGCCGTCGCTCTACTCATGCTCATCACGAGTATGGGCATCTTCGGATTCTTGTCTAAGGCACACATCGAGCAGCAGCTACTGAGTACTGGAGACGCCGAACAAGTAGAGATACTAGACTCTCGGATCCAGTACCAGCAGGACCAGATCGACGACGTCGACAAGCAGGTCGCTCAGATAGACGGCAACGTAGCCAAGATGACGGAGAAGGGACAGACCAAGTCCTCACTCCAGGCCATCAAGCAGCAGAAGGCGGCCAGAGATGAGCTCGTCTCTAAGAAAGGCGCACTCGTCGAGGAGATGTCTCAGCTCAAGACTGAGAAGATAACAGCTGAGTCAAGACTGAAGAAGCTAGAAGCCGAGGTCGGTCCTCTAAAGTACATCGCGGCACTCATCTATGAAGAAGCCGATACTAATACTCTCGAGAAGGCGGTTCGACTAGTCATCATCCTGCTCGTTCTCGTATTCGACCCACTGGCCGTCATCTTGTTGATAGCCGCCAACATCGGTCTATCTCCGAGGACGCCGACACAAAATTCGCAGCCTATAAAAAAGAAGTATACATCAAAGAAGAAACAGAATACTATAGAGATAGATAAGTCGCAGATAACAAACCTTTCCAAGATATGAGGTACACGAATGTCATTGATTGACAGATTGATTAAGAACTCCACGATCGAAGAGACTTCCACTCTAGAAGACAGCAAGGTATACGGCAAGTCGGATATGATCACGACTCCTGTGCCTATGATCAACGTGGCTCTCTCCGGTTCCATCGACGGCGGTCTCACACCAGGCTTGACTATCCTGGCCGGTCCGTCCAAGCACTTCAAGTCAGGCTTCTCTCTGTTGATGGCGTCTGCCTTCCTCAAGAAGTATCCCGAGGGTGTCATCCTCTTCTACGATTCGGAGTTCGGTACTCCTCAAGGCTACTTCGATACGTTCGGTATTCCCATCGAGCGCGTGGTTCATACTCCGATCACTGACGTAGAGCAACTCAAGCACGACGTGATGAAGCAACTCAACTCTCTCGGACGAGAAGACAAGGTATGCATCATCATCGACTCCGTCGGTAACCTAGCCTCGAAGAAGGAAGTCGATGATGCCCTCGAGGGTAAGAGCGTGGCCGACATGTCTCGCGCCAAGGCTCTCAAGTCTCTCTTCCGCATGGTCACTCCGCACCTGACGCTGAAGGACCTGCCCATGATCGTGGTCAATCATACGTACAAGGAGATGGCACTCTATCCTCGTGACATCGTCTCTGGTGGTACAGGCATCTACTACTCCGCTAACACCATCTGGATCCTCGGTCGTCAGCAAGAGAAAGACAGCGACGGCATCACTGGCTACAACTTCGTGATCAACGTAGAGAAGTCTCGCTTCGTTCGTGAAAAGAGCAAGATCCCGATCACTGTATCTTTCAACGGTGGCATCAAGAAGTGGAGTGGCCTGCTCGACCTCGCCCTCGAGGCGAAGGTCATCGCTAAGCCTAAGAACGGCTGGTACCAGCTCGTGGATCCTGACACTGGCGAGCTCATCGGCAACAACATGCGTCTCGCTGAAGTCGAGGATAACAAAGAGTTGTGGATGATGCTCCTCAAGCAAGGCAAGCTGACCGAGTTCATCAAGAATAAGTACACGCTGACCAGTGACTCGCCTATCATGGAAGACTCTTCAGTCGAATAGTCTCTTACTACCAATCAACAATCGCCAATCAAAAATCTATAGTGAGCCGCATTTTGATTGGAGATCTGTATGATCGAGCAGACGATTCTCTCGCACCTCGCGTACAACGAAGAGTACTCTAGAAAAGTCTTACCATTCTTGAAAGAGGAGTACTTCGTAGATCCGTCTCATAAGATCACGTTCAAGTTGGTCGACGCCTACATCAACAAGTACAATGGTCTTCCCTCTAAGGAAGCCATCCTCATTGAATTAGGCAACGCCTCGGGTCTCAATGAGACAGGCTTCAAGGCGGCTAAGGAAGTAGTCGAGAGTCTGTCTCGCGACGAGACTGGAATGGACTGGCTGATCGACACGACCGAGAAGTTCTGTCAGGACAAGGCCCTCTACAACGCCGTGTCTAAGTCCATTCAGATCATGGATGGCACCGACAAGAGCTTCGACAAGGGCATGATTCCGAAGGTGCTGCAGGACGCCTTGGCAGTCACCTTCGACAACTCGGTCGGCCACGACTACCTCGAGGACTTCGATCAGCGCTACGACTTCTATCATCGCAAGGAGGCGAGGCTGCCTTTCGATCTCAACTACATGAACGAGATCACTAATGGCGGCATACCGGCCAAGACGCTCAACATCATCCTGGCAGGCACCGGTGTAGGTAAGACGATGTTCATGTGTCATTGCGCAGCGGGTAACCTGACTCTGGGCAGGAACGTGTTGTACATAACGATGGAGATGGCCGAGGAAGAGATCGCTAAGCGCATCGACGCCAATCTCATGAACGTCCCTCTAGACGAGCTGCTCGTGTTGCCTCGCGAGACTTATCGCACTAAGGTGAAGAAAGTACGAGAGAAGACCGTCGGTAAGCTGCTCATCAAGGAGTATCCTACTGCCTCGGCCTCTGCTCATCACTTCAGGGCACTACTCAACGAGCTGGCGCTGAAGAAGAACTTCGTGCCCGACATCATCTACATCGACTACCTCAACATCTGCGCGAGCTCTCGCATCAAGCCTGGCGCTAACGTCAACTCGTACACCTACATCAAGAGCATCGCCGAGGAGTTGCGCGGCCTCGCAGTGGAGTTCAAGCTGCCGATCGTGTCTGCCACGCAGACTACTCGTACTGGTTACTCATCGTCGGACGTAGAACTGACCGACACCTCTGAGTCGTTCGGTCTACCTGCCACGGCCGACTTCATGATCGCTCTCATCTCTACCGAGGAGCTGGCCGACATGGGACAGATCATGGTGAAGCAGTTGAAGAATCGATACGGCGATCCTAACAAGTTCAAGCGATTCGTGATCGGAGTGGACAGGGCTAAGATGAAGTTCTACGACGTAGAGCAG